CATGACTAGCGTAGGAGTTTTAAATACCTACTCAGTTGCTACTATCCCAAGTCATCAATTTGATTCAATGATGATATCAGCATCACTAAGTGCAAACAAACCCACACCAGGAACCTTTAAGTCTTGGTTAGATCCTAAAACATTCACTGTTAATGAACCTATGCCAACAACAGCCGCTCTTCACTCATTTTTCATAAATGCTTATGCACCAAATACTAAGTTAGTTAATGATGTTTGTCTTGCTACTAACGCTGTACACAGTTACAACTTGATAACGTCACCTGATCAATTTATTGAAAAGAAGACAGATTCAATGGTGGCTTTCATGAACCCAATTGTTGACGGAGCTTGGTCCCCTATGAAATCTGCTGCTAATGAAAGAGCTGCCATCACTGGACGTGTTACCAATGTAAAATCTACTGTAAATGCAACACCATATCATTATAAACATATGAGTGAATTTATTAAGCTACTTATTCCTGATGAGCTTATAGGACGACACCATCCTTATGAAATGGATGAAGTATCAGCCAGACAACCATCACCAACTCAGCAAGCTAAATATAATAATGCTATGAACAGTGGTTTTTACCATAAAAGAGTTTCTAAAGATTTTTTGAAATCTGAATGTTATCAAAAATTAGGTGATCCAAGATTAATTTCAACTGGAAATGACTTAGACAAAATTGAATATTCTGCTTTTGTATACCCTGTTTCTGACCACTTAAAAACTTTTAAATGGTATGCCTTTGGACACACTCCACTAGAGATAGCAAGAAGAGTCGCTTATGTATGCTCAACAGCTACTTCATTTGTAATTCCTTCTGATATGTCAAGATGGGATGGACGAGTGTCTCCTGTTCTAAGAACTCTTGAAGAAATGGTAATGACCCGTATGTACCCAAGTATGTATCATGATCAGCTCCATGATTTGATGAGTGGCCAATTCAATATTAATGGTTATTGTCCCCAAGGAACGAGCTACAGAAAAGAAACCTGTAGAAGTTCCGGTTCACCGGAAACATCCGCGTTTAATACGATCGAGAATGCTTTCCTGGCGTATGCAACATTTAGGCATATGGGACTAAGCACAGAGGCTTCCTTTGAGAGATTGGGTGTTTATGGAGGTGATGATGGTTTGACAGCTGACATTGATCTGGTCAAGTATACCAAAACTGTTGAAAACTATGGACAAAAACTCACTTCTGAAGTAATTGAATTTGGAAAACCAGGAGTCAATTTTCTATCAAGATTTTTTGGACCCGAAGTATGGGGAGGGGATCCAAATTCTTGCTGTGACATTAGACGCATGATATCAAAATTTCATTGTCACTCAGTTAGCCATAAGGACTTTCCTAAGGTTAAACTGCTTCAAAAGGTCACATCTCTTGGTTTAACAGATTATGCAACTCCTATCTTCAACACTATCATTAAAACAGTTACAAGGTTGGACAATTCCACAGTTCTTCCTGATTACGAAAGATGGTGGGATCAATTTGATCCATCAGTTCAATGGCCTAATGTTACTGCTGACTTCATGTTTGAACTTGCACATGAGCAGTTACCTGAGTTTGATTATGATTTGTTTCATGATTTCTGCGACAATTGTACCACAATAGAAGAATTCTTAAAATTTCCAACGTGTTGCGTTTTAGACCCACAAATCAAAGAAATGGACAGATTAGTTGAGATGGATGGTGACATCCATAACATGGAAAGCCCTCCGGTCCATGACAACATTGATCCAATCAAACCAGATTTAAAATACACAACTGAACATTTCGTCAAGGAACAAGCCAGTCCACCACTGTCCCCGCGACATTGGTCTGGAGACATAGCTGAAAATCCATTAGTTGTTAACAATAAATCTACCTTCAGCTTTGATGCCAAGACCACAAATGGACCCATCAAACATAGATCTAAAAACAATTCACGATCCAAAACCACTACACGGAGCTCAAAGAAAAGCCAAACGACCATTAAAAATGATGAAGAAATCCGGTTGAAGGGGAAGAGCCAAAAAGGAGGATAGTTTGAAAAGCTAGAAATCCAGTAGCCAATGTATAGTCCAGAACTGGCTGGAACCATAAATTTAAAACAAACTACCCACACTTTTATTTTATATTCATA